CTATGGGAGCCAATACGGTCTGCTTAGCTTGGAAAGTTCCTGCTGAATCGAATGCATGCACTCGATAAATGTAGCGAAAACTTCCAGGTGTAGCGAACGTAGAGAGTCTAGGTGCGAATTTCCTTCGTGGGAATTCGCATTGTCCGACAGTAGATCCAACGTCTGGAATAGGCAGTAGGTCGTCGACCTCGCCTCCTCCGTCAATTGGCATACTGAAAGTATTCTCTCCACAGTCTCCGACCAGTTGTTCCTGGGATCGAAACCCCAGTCCACCTGGCTCAGAAACTCGGCTTGGCAATCCAGATCCGTCGTGGTCATCATCAGGAAGGGCGACTTGATCAGTAGATTCGAAATGTTCTCGATTTGCTCTTCGAGCAACTTCTGAACTTCCGAACTCATTGATTGTAAGTCTGAGCCCTCCTTGAATTGACATGATAGGATCGTGTTGAGTTGTTGCAAGCACTGAAGTCCCTCTAACCGCACGGCATTGAAGTTCTTTACTCCACCTAATTCCTGTTGTGAACAGGTAAGAAGTGAAATGGAGAATTCCAATTGCGCATGCGCTCCGAGGGATAGAAATTTTCGTGCTAGCAACGATGTATTCGTAGAGATTCTTGGCGACATGCCACTTTCCTTTCAAGTAAAATTGATTGTGGAGTGACACGTACGCCGCCGTCTCCCGGATACTAAGTCTACTCTCACGTTTAGCCAAACGACGGACATACACGGGAAGAACGGATTCTCCTCGATAATAGTCGCCGCCACATGATTCCCTAAAGAACCCTGTGGTGAATGACTTATTGCGGTTTACCTTCAGCTCAAAAGCCTCCAGTTTACGCATAACGTGAGCACTGTCTTGGGTTGGGACAATGATGTCGTCCCCGTAAATCGCAACCAAAGCAGAAAGGTTGCGGATTACAGCCCTACTTGGAGTAACACCCCTGGCCTCCACCATGGCACTAATGACTATCGTCAGAAAGACCATGGATTCAACAGGAAAGCACAACGCGCTTCCCATGGACGCGAACTTGTTAAGTTCAATCAAACGTCCATCAGGTAATCGAGCTATCGGAGTCCTACAATCCTGAATCATCTCCAGGAAAAGAGGACAAACCCGTCCGAATATCTCCTTTACAAGGTCATTACTAACCCTGTCCGAAGCATCGGATAGATCAATGGTTGCTAGTGAACCATCCCGGGAGCCGACCATAGCTAATCGATTGTTTACCGTTTGGTCAGTAAAGCGAATTGGCATCCGCTTACTTTCCAAAAACTCGACCAACGGACCTAATATTGATTGTTGTCTCAACATCATATACGATGGTTCAATCGAAATAGTTCTGGGTGTTTTAAGCGTCTTGGGTACCTGTACGACTCGTACGGGCATTTCTTGGTCCTCAGAAAGGATGGTTACTTGGCTAAACGCTTCGTAATCATCTTCTCTATTTGAGGCATGCGCGGACAACGGGAAGCTATGCTCCCCCCGCGCGGGCCACTCCAGGAGACTCTGCCGTTGATTTCGGCCGAGCTTTTCCCCTGTGGCACCAGTTCCGAACTTTCCACTCGCACAAAACATTCTGGTTTGTGCAAAAAGTTCGAGATCGCTCCAGAGATATCCGGCCACAGCTGTGAGGCTGCTGCTAGGATCGCTCCAATTGCGATGACCCAAGAGCTCTTGGTCCGTTTTGACGTATTTATCATAAGCATCCTTCTTTCTTTGAGGGGTGCAATCTAACAGGACCTTTTTAAAGGCCCTGCAGATTTGCCTAATGTGGTATATTGCATCCACATCGGGATACGTCTTTACGGCTCCATTAGCTTCGAACACACGCATGAATAACCCGGCCAGAAAGGCCGGGAGACTTCCGCCACGTTTGCCAGGTTTGAATCCTGGAAACATAAGTGGCGTGATGCGCCCTAAGCTGAGCCCTAACTCAAGGGCATCGCTTAGACTTGGAAGTGTTATCGTTAAGAATGACACTCCTTCGTGTTCAAAGCGACGTTCTAAAACGCGAACGTCGTTATCGACAGTGAGACATAGATCCAAGCTGGCTTGAGCCAGAAGGATCTTGTGTAACCAAGTCGGATTTTTCACGTCTAATCCTCCATTCATGTGAGGTAAAAAACAACCGTATGTCTGTCGTATCCCTGATGAGGGGATACGTCGGCAAGCGAATTAGATTTCGCCGCCAAGCATCTTGTCTCGGTTTCCAGCCGAGAACCAGGATGTGAGCGCGGTCAGCAGATAAGCCAATTCCGTGTCAGTGAACCCTGTAAGGGGCTCGTTAACAACGATCTTGGCAGATGCCGAAATCTGGGTCGTAAGCCCAGTCAACGGATCTGCGAAATTCTTGACCTGCGTAAGAACAGCTTCCCGGTTGAACCGGCGCTTGCTCTTGCCCTGCTTGATTTCCAGAGTTACTTCACCATCGGTGGTCTTGAAGACACCGATGTTGGAACTGAATGGATTGCCCATCCGTGCCATAGTTTTCGCAACAGCGTTAATCGTCGCGGTTTGAGGCTCAACAAACATAATTACGTTACTCCATCTAAGGGAAAACTCTCAGATCGGATGACCAAAGAGTGTTTGTGACTAAAGCAGTTTCGAGATCCCTAGGGACCCCGATATCGCTTTTTGTTTTGGTGATAAGGAACCTTCCGTTATCCCAAAACCGAAAGGGGTAGCACGTACTCGCATTTTACGCGTGTAACGTGTATGATAGGTAGCAGTACCGTATTGCACGGAATTCCTGCTATCAAGAACGCCTACCGTAGCCGTAGTGAGCGCATCCCATGTTGTTTCTTTCATGAGATAAGCATAATCACAGATTAAGTTATCTGCGACACCCGGCGAAATAGCTTTCATAAACTGCCCAAGGTCTACGAAATAGTCGATGAACCAGCTCCAAGGCATGAGCTCGTAAAGGCCCGCAGGAGTTATCCTCGCGCCCATTATGCGCCCATACATCTTCCTTGACCAGGCCGCATTACGCGGCCCGGGTGGGAGGATATAACGGAACTGCCCTACAGCCCACGTTCGGCTTTCAACACGGCTTATCACTTCTCGATGTGCTTTTCCCCCGTAACATTGCGTCACGAGAGAAGGCACGAGAAGTGCGCCGTAACCGTTCGTGTACTGCTGGGACCATTGCTGAACTGCCGATGTTTGATTTTCGGCATCTTTAAGCTTTGTGGTTCGTCTAACAGGACGTTCATTATCCTTAATAAGTTGCGATAGGCGCTTATCGAAGCCTTTGTGGGCCTCGATTGCAGACTGGATAGACCTCATAAGAGGGAACCAGCCAAACGTGACCGCCAGGTTGAATTGGCTACCACGTTTTGTTAAAGCGCGCAGTTCTTTCACACTAGATGGAGCAAGCGGAGTTCCGCGTACTCTGTCTAAGGTAGTTCTCTTATCAGGGAGCTTACCTTTTGACCCAGGTGATTGAGCCACAGCCTTAACCCGATCACGGAGCGATTTTACTGCTTCGCGTTTTCCGGTCAAGGCCTCTCGCATCTCTCCAACTTCTTGGAAAGCAGAGAAATCAGGCTGATCAGGCCTCATACGGTTCCACGCTTCCGCCCCCCTGGATGAGAGTGCCGACCACACAAGTGAGGTCGTACTCCAACCCGAAGGAGGCGTAAGGAAAGAACCCGCGGGGTGTGCGTCGAGGTAAAACATACCATCGTACGCTAAGCCTCCACTTTGGCGATACACTGCCATTTTGGAGGTTGCACCGCGCGTCTGCTCATACTTGTACATGACCCAGTCACCACCCGTCACGGGATGACCGTTCCTAAAGCGATTTCGCTGATTTACCGGCATAGAGCCGTTCATCACGAAAGGTGTGTAGTAACGAGTGGACACCGCAGCACCATAAGTTGGTGAGCCGGTGACCCAGTCGTAATGCACTCCACACAGCTCGGGGCGATTAGACTTAAAGGGGATCATGGGAGTAAGGATACCTTTCGATTTGGTATTATGCACGACATCTGGACTGGAAAGCCAGAAGATTCTGCTGCACAATGATGTCTCACGACATTGGACCCCCCGGGTGGG